GAGTGCTCCTCCGTAATTTCTCCGCGTTCCTGCGCCATGCGGGTATATTCCGCCTGGAGATCCTGGTAACGCTTCTGCCACTTGCCGCTTTCCTCGTAGCCTTCCTCGTCGTCGTCGGAGGGTGTCCCTTCGTCGGGGTCCTCGAACAGATCGCCTTGGTCGTCTCCTTCGTACTCGTCGTCAGCTTCGAGGTCCTGGCCGTCCTCCTCGAAGTCTTCAGTTGATCCTGCAGGCTGGGAGGGTGTCCGCTCGCGTCGAGTCGGGTTCTCACGGTCTGTAGGTGGTCGTCCTTCCTGCTCTCGCCGGGTCCCGCTCTCTGCTGCGAGTTCTGCGGCCTTGCGCTCTCTGAACGACTGCTGGGGTGCTTCCCCAGATACTGCTGCGGGGCCTTGGCCCTGCGGTGGTGCTATAGGCATGGTAATACTCCTCTACTCGTGTGTAAACCTGCCGGGTTTATTGGATTCCGAATCCCTGGGTGTCCAGGTACTCGTTACGCTTGTGCTCCTCGCTTTGCTTTGTATCTTGCTCGGCGCGCAGCATTTCTGCTTGCTCGACGAAGCTCTGCATCCTGGTCGCCATTGCTACCTGCGCCTGGGCCTGGTGGTACAGACTGTCCCGCTTGTTGGTTTCCTTCGGCTCGGACGTCAACCACTGGTTGATCGTGTCCTCCATCTGAGCCCGGTACGCCAGGTTGAAGACCGGGCTGTTCAGCAGGCGAGCTGCTTCCTCCCCGGCCCGCATCATTTCCTGTGCGGCTTGCCAATAGTCTTGCTGCGAGTGCTCGCCGTTTGGCGAGTTTTTGCTTCGGTCCATTTTTCTCTCTCCGTTTATGGGCCACTACAATCGTCGGGTGCACAGTAAGCGCGAACTCTTTCGGCCCCGCGTCCCGACGCAATTTATTCTCGAAAATTCTCTTATCCATTAGCCCTGAACGGTCACCTCTTTCTTGAGTTTCGCTTCCAGGTCGATCTCCTGCTGCTGGATGTCCTCGAGCCAGGTCTGCTTCTGCTCGGCCAGGAGGTTGTCGGCCATGTCGTCGGTCTGATCCCAGGTGAACTTCGCCCACTCACGCTGCTCGCGTGACCGGGTCGCCTCGGTCTGCGCCTGGAGGTTCTCGACCTGGATACCGGTGAGCTGGTCCTGCTTCTGCTGGGCCTGCTGCGCCTGCTGGCCTTGCTGCTGCGCCTTCTGCTGGTACTGCGGATCGGACGGTGCCAGCAGGATCTTGCTGGTGTCGCTTACGCCCATCATGTCGTAGATCATGTCGAACAGGGCGTGCTTCTGCTCCACGCCGTAGGACAGGGCCATCTCGGGGTCCTGGGATACCACACCGTGCATGGTCAGGAGCTTGTTGCTCATGATCGCGCCTTCCTCGGGGGTGAGCGCGACCGCGGTCTCCATGTGGTTCTCGGTATCCTGCCACTGCTTCGGTACGATCGGGATCTGCTGCCCGGCGTATTCCTGGAGGGACTGGCTGTTATCGTTCTCCATCCCCAGCTTCACAACGTACTGGCACAAAGGGATCAAGAAGGTATTCGCAAAATCCCGGGCTGCCGCAGTCACACGACGGGTACCGGCATTGGTAAGCCGGGCAATCATGTCGTCCGCGTTCTGGTACTTCACCGCGTCGGAGTTCATGCCCTTCGCCAGGGAAGACATGCCTGACCGTTCCTCGCCGTCCATCTTGAACAGGTTGATCGCATCCATCGTCATCGGCGACAGCTGCGGTGTGGGCAGGGCCGCAACGGCGTCCATGCGCTTGGTCCATATCGTGGCACCGATCTTGTTGTCCAGGAGGTCCCTGGGGTTCTTGAGGGCACCGGATAGGGCCAGGGTGCGTGAGCTGTTGGCCATACTCTGGTTGTCGTAGACCATCCGCTTCAGGCCGGACTGCGCCTTCTGGGTGAACGACACGACGTCGGAGGTACACATGCCGTGCTCGGCGTGCGAGATCTTCATCTCGGCCCACTCGAAGAAAGGCATCTCCTCCACCACCTTGATGGCGTAGGGGTGTTCCTGGTCGTCGTGCTCCTCCTCCCATCGGAGGATCTCGCCGTGGCACCAATGGATCTCGTACAGGTTGAACCCTTCCTCGGGCTCAAAACCCTCCAGGTTCGCGCCCTCGAAATCCTCGGCCGATAGCCAGGTCCAGGTGCGGTAGAACGTGACCTGCTCCTGGGAATTTACCCGGCTGGTCCTGCCGTGCTGTGTCCAGGAGGAGTCGTGCGCCTTACGCGCGAAGTCTTCCTGGTTCCTACGCCACCGGTAATCGAGCTTGAGCCCCATCACCTGGTCGTATTCGTAGCCCATGTCGGTGAGCATGCCGCGGGAGATGGTCTCCTCGTAGCTGCACCACATGGAATCCTGGATGTAGGTCGCCTCGGGGTCGCGGTAGAAATTCTCGGGCTTGATCAGGGACAGGCGGGTGTAGCTGTCGTCCAGCTCGAGCTTGAGCATGCCGGAGACGATCTGCATCGGTCCCTGCGGGCTGGGCATCTCCTGGATCTCGGCAGCGGACGTGTCGACGCCGCGGATCTGCTCGCCCATCTGCTGCAGCTGCTGGTTGATCATGGGGGCCGGCATGCCGTTGACCTGGATCTCCTGGACCCGGGTGTCGTCGTACCATTCCGCCAGGACCACGCACCGCTTGCCGACGAATGCGTCGTGCCAGGCGTCGCGGAAGATCGCCTCGTGCTTGTTGCGCTTGAATACCCGGTTGACGTAGACCGTCTTGCCCTCTGCCTCGCCAGGGTAGGGGCAGTTGCTGAACTTCACCACCTCCCGGCTGGACAGGAACGTCTCGGAGAACACGGCCTTCTTGCTCTCGACCGCGTCCAGGACGTCGGGCGAGATGTAGGCCGACCGGCCAGGTATTTCATTCCCAATGGGCTGCAGCGAGTAGTAGCGCATGTTGCGCTCTCGCTGCTCGCCGACCTCGAAGCTGGTCGTGTCTGATTCGTTGACCTGGCCTTCGAGTACCTTGATCAACGTCATGTCAGACATATCAGCTCACCGATACAGAGGAGACCAGGCTGTAGTCAGGATCAGCAGGGCTCAAGGTCAGTACATTGCCAGCGGCAACCGCGCGGATGTGGACCTGCGGGTCCAGGGACGCCGCGCACACACCGGCTACCGTCGCGCCACTGTGCTGCCCTGGGGGCAGGGTGATCGGGTAGACGTGGGTGTCGGACTGCCCGTCCGGGTCGGTCACGGTGCAGGTGAAGGTGATCACGGTGCCGCCTGGCCAGGTGCCGGTCGCGGTGTAGACGTTGTCCACCTCGGTGATGCTCGGCTGGTCGGGGACGCCGCCGGTGTTGGCCGCCAGGGCGATCAGGAACTCGGAGCCGCGCGGGCCCATATGGTTCAGGAAACCGTCCACGGCCGCCAGGGTCGGGAAGGTGTAGGTCTGGAGCATGGTCGCCAGGGATAGCGGCGGGGTGGTCGTGGTGTCGCCGTACTGGGCGATCAGGTTGAACCCACGCTGGCCGCGGTTGTTCGCCGCCGCCAGGATCGCGTCCCGGCCGGCTGCCTCTACCAGGAAGGGCACGCCTACGAAGTCACTCTTGAGGTACATGGTTACTTCCTCCCGGCGGGCATGCCGTCGTTAGTACGAGCTTTGCGCCCGCCTGGTACGAGTACCGGCCGCCCCTTGGGGCTGGTAGCCATTGATTTGTTGGGACCTGCGCTGCGTCGTACTGATCGTGTTTTTGCCATGATGCTGCCCTCGTTACTCGAAGTATTTATCGGGTGGTGCCCAGGATTCTATACCAGCTGTCTCTAATTCCCAACTCTGCTCGAACAGGGCCTCACCCTCGCCTGCTCCCAGGAGCAGGTAATGGGACGCCTCGCAGACGTGCGAGGTCGGGCCTTTGTCGGGCTTATCGGTGAACCGTTCGGCCCCGACCACCTGGATACGCCTGAAACAATACTCCCCTGCCAGGCCTCTGATCAAGGTGGTACAGCTGGGGTCGACCAGGAGCCCGGGCTGCCCCTCGATCAGGACGGACAGCTGCGCGTCCAGGGCCGCGTAGCGGATCTGCGGGTCGTTGGTGTAGGCCGGGGTGCCGTAGATGCCGCCCATCGCCAGGAGGTCGAAGGCGGTGTCGTCGCTCGATTGCGTGCCGTAGTCGCCGCTCGGGTCGCCGGTCACGTCGGCGATCTCGAAGCCCTGGAAGTGTTCGTTGAGGTAGTCCTTCAGCAGGGGCCCGAACTTGTCCGCGCCCATGTTGGTGGTCACCAGCTCCTTGAGGAAGTACCACTGCCCGTTGACCTGGCGTTGGCCGATGACCGCGGCCGGCGTGCGCCCGAAGTCGATGCCGACGTACAGGGGCAGGCCGTAGGTGGCCTTGACCGAGGCGACGTGGATCTGCTCGTTGAAGCT